GGTTAGGGATGAAAGAAAACCCAAAAAGCGTTCGGTTATTCCCATGAGCAGCGGAAGGCATGGACTATTTAGGGCATTTGGTAAAAAATAACAATGCCTAAAGACGCTTGCTACAAAAAAGTTAAAGCCCGTTACAAGGTATTTCCATCTGCGTACGCAAGTGGGGCTATAGCCAAGTGCCGTAAGGTAGGTGCTGCTAATTGGGGTAAGCGTAAGAAGGCTAAGTAATGAATGTGCGAAAGACAAAGAAAGGTGCTGCTCTTAAGCGGTGGTTCAAGGAGAAGTGGGTAGATGTACGCACTGGTAAGCCTTGTGGTCGTCGTAAGGGGGAATCTCGTGGCACACCTTATTGTCGTCCCTCTAAGCGTGTAAGTAGCCGTACACCAGTTACAGCAAGCGAGATGACTGCATCACAGAAACGATCAAGGATATCTCAGAAAAAAAGACTAGGGCAACCAGCGGGTAAACCAAGAAGAGTAAAGGCGGTAAAGCGTGGCAGTAAATAAAAAAAACATGAAGTGTAACGTCCCGCGCAGAAAAGTCTCTGGTGGGAAGAAGTTCGTTGTGAAAGCTTGTCAGGGTGGTAAGGAAAAAATTGTACGCTTTGGTGATGCAAACATGAGCATTAAAAAAAGTAACCCAGCACGGAAAAAAAGTTACTGTGCTAGGTCAGGTGGAATCAAGGGTAAAAACAATAAACTGTCTGCAAACTACTGGAGTAGAAGAGCTTGGGATTGTTAAATGGCTAGATACGATATATACGGAGCACAGGATGATCGACTTGCAGAAGATTTAGATCAAGGATTTTCTGGATTTAATAATAAGTTTAGACCAGATCAATTAACTTCTGGTATTCTTGCTGAGTCCAATAATGGACGAATGGACTTAAACGGAGAGTGGCAACCACGCAAAGGTATGGAAATATTTTCTGCTCCATTTTCTGCTGCGGTTCTTGCTCTTCCATTTAAGCTTTATGACTCTACCAACATAGGTGGTGGAGTTGCCTCCTTTACAAGAAGTAGTTCAACCATCCAAGTTAATTTTAATTCAGCCCACAACATAACAACTAGCACTGGAGTAAACATTAGCGGATTGACGTTTTCTGGAAGCGTTGACCCGAACGGAAACTTTATTGCTACAGTTGTAGACGCAGACACAATAACTTACACTATTACTGATTTAGCCGAAACGCCAGGTGGAACTATGGTGGTTAAGGGGATGAGACTGCTAGATAGTGCTTCAAACTTTATAGAAGCATCTTGTGAATTTTCAGATCCTAATAATGATGCAACATCATACATTGCTGTTGTCGGAACCAACAAGACAGTATTGGTAAAAACCTCAGACAGTGGGGCAACGACAGTTACTCTTACATATCCTTCTGGAGAAACGGTTCCAAGGGGAAGTAATGTTGTTCAAGCATTTAATAAGTTGTTTATATTCCGCAAGGGCAAGATAGCTTTACAGTGGGATGGAGACACTAGTACCACTACCTTTGCTTTAGTTTCTAACGGAGCGTACACTCAACCTACACCTTTAGCAATTACTGATCTTGATTTTGCATCAGGTGTAGCAACTGCTACAGTGTCTAGTACCAGTTCTTTGTTGGTTGGAGATGAGCTTACAGTAACTACCGCAGGAAGTTCTGGTTACTCTGTTGGTGACGCTGTTCGGGTTAGGTCTATAAGTAGCTCAACTGTATTTACTTTTGTTACGGACAAGGCTGATGCTACAAATAAAAATGCTACCGTTGAAAAGAAAACATCTATTGGTCTAGGATTTAGTCATATGCCAGCTCCAGAGTTTGGTGTACCACATCAACGTAGGTTAGTTGTTCCATATCAGTTTGATATAACTGGGTCTTCTGGATCTGCTACAATTACCGATAGAAATATTTTGGATGAGGCTTTGTTTTCAGATATACTAGATCAAAACACGTATGACAGAATCTACGGTCAGTTTAGATTTAATGCTGGAGAGTCTGACTTCATTGTAGGTTTTCATTCTTTCTCTGATGACCAGCTAGTAGTTTTTAACCGAAACAGTGTTCACACAGTAAAAAACAGCTTGGATCTGGGAAGCAGCATATCACAAGTTATTACAAGCGACATAGGGTGTTTAGCTAGAAACAGCATACAGCAGATAGGCAACAAGCTAATGTTCCTGTCTGACAATGGAGTGTATGCACTAGACTTTGTTGATTTGTATAATCTTAGAGGACAAGATGTTCCTTTATCCGCATCAATACAAGGAACTATTTCAAGAATAAACAAGGATTATGCAGACAAGGCTGTTTCTGCTTACTTTGATAATAGGTATTACATTGCTGTTCCACTGGATGATTCCGTTACAAACAACGCCCTTTTAGTTTACAACTTTCTTAATCAACAGTGGGAGTCTTTAGATTCCATAAATGACTCAGATTGGGAGTACACATATTTACTAGCAGGTGGATCTGGTTCTCAAAGAGGTGTTTATGCTATTAACCGAAATGGTGGAGTTCATAAATACGAATCAAGAGTAGATGACATAGATTTGTACGTTGGCGCTATTGGAGCTTCATCAAGCAGTATTTTAGTATCTGCATCTGCGATTACTAGAATGTTTAATGTTAGATCTATAGATCGTAAAAAATGGAACAATTTTGAGCTTCATTTGCAATCTTCAGAAAATAATGTATCTGATGCAAATCTTGAAGCAATCACAGAAAATATTGATGGTATAATAGAGCTTGGAAGTATTTCTTCACTTAATGGGCAGGAACTTGCAATAGACGAAGATGTTTCATTAAGGGGTAGGTTTGGGAATAAAAGAGCTTACGGCTTACAGTTTAAATTAACAACAACAAAAGGAAGACCTAGACTAAGGGCGTTAAAAGTAGCGGGAGCTATTACATTTAGAAATTTACAAAAAGCAGAATAATGGCTATACTAAGTAAAGGTACTACATACTCAGACGGCGATCAAGTAACGTCCACCAATCTCAATGCACTTGTAGATAGCGCAACATTTGCATCTGATGCTGTCGATGACTCAACGACCCAGCTTTCTAGTGGCAAAATAATTGTAAAGGATCTTGGGATTGCTACTGGTAAAATTGCAGCAAGCGCAGTGACCACTGCCAAAATTGCAGGTAGTAACGTAACTACCGCGAAAATTGCTGCTGCCAACATTACCACCTCTCTTATTGCAGACAGTAATGTTACAAAGGCTAAGATAGAAAACTTAGCAGACTACAAGGTTCTTGGTAATGTTTCTGGTGGGGCTGCTGCTCCTGCGGAAGTGGCAATATTGGATGAGGATAATATGTCTTCCAACTCTGCCACGTCTCTTGCTACTCAGCAGAGCATTAAAGCGTATGTTGACACTCAACTAACTGCTGAAGACTTAGACTTTGCTGGAGATAGTGGAACGGGTTCTGTAGACCTGGATGGTCAAACATTTACCATTGCTGGATCTGCTGGATTAGACACCTCAGCAAGCAGTCAAACTCTTACAATAGCTTTAGATTTTAATGAAATTAGTAATGCTGCTATAGCTGATGGGGACTTCATTCCTTTTGTAGATGCTACCGATAGCACGACAAAAAAAGAAGCCATAGCAGACATTGCTACTCTTTTTGCTGGCACGGGATTATCAGCTTCTAGCAGTGTTCTTTCTGTAGATGCTTCTCAGACCCAGATTACTTCTGTTGGAACACTTGGAGCAGGAGCAATATCTTCTGGTTTTGGAGCCATTGATAATGGATCTTCTGCAATAACCACCACTGGAGTTGGTTCATTTGGTTCACTAGACATATCTGGAAAGGTAGATGTAGATGGTACTTTGGAAACAGATGCTCTTTCTATAGCAAGCACTGCTGTTACCGCGACTGCTGCCGAACTTAATTACAATGATACTGGAGCAGCTGTAGGAACTGTTGTTGCCAGTAAAACTGTTACGGTAGATAGCAACAAAGACGTATCTAGTTTCCGAAACATAACTCTTACGGGTGAACTAGATGCTGCGACCTTAGACATATCTGGAAATACAGATATTGATGGTGTTACTACACTAAATAGCACTGCTCAATTAAACTCGACTCTTACTGTTGGTATAAATGGCAATGGGCATGATGTTAAATTCTTTGGCGATACTTCAGGGGCGTACATTCAATTTGATGCTAGTGCAGACAAGTTGCTAACCGCTGGCGGGGCCACCGTTGACATAGTAAAAGACAAGCTGCTCATAGGTGGCACGGCGGTAACTACAACCGCTGCTGAATTAAACTACCTAGACATTACTACACTAGGTACATCCGAAGCATCAAAGGCTGTAACCGTGGATTCAAACGGTGATCTGCTTGTACCAGACAGTGACAAGTTCAAATTTGGTACAGGTTCTGATATGCAGGTGTACCACGATGGTACTAATTCATACATCGCTAATTCTACAGGAGAGCTAAAGCTTGCTACAGAAAATTCTGGTATAGCCATTGCAATAGGACATTCTACATCTGAAACAACTTTTGGTGACAACGTAACTATTACGGGCAACCTTACTGTTAACGGTACAACCACAACAGTAAATACAACCAACCTTACCGTTGCTGACCCCTTAGTAAAATTTGGTGAAGGGTACACGGGAACAGCGTATGATGAAGGGTTTATTGTTACGCGAGGCGACGGCTCTTCTAGTAACACCGCAAACAAGGGATTTATATGGGACGAGACTGCTGACGAGTTTGCTGCAATAGCCTGTAATACAGAAGACGGAACAACAGCAGGAAATGTCACAATCAACAGTTATGCTGACTTGCAGGTTGGTAAGTTGACGGGTGGAAGCCTAGATATTTCTGGAGATATAGACGTTGATGGAACTACTAATTTAGATGTTGTAGATATTGATGGGGCGGTAGACATGGCAACAACACTGGCGGTTGCTGGTAATGTTGACTTTAACGGCGATTTAGATGTCGATGGAACGGCTAACCTAGATGTTGTAGATATAGACGGAGCTGTAGATATGGCGTCTACTTTGACCGTTGCTGGAGACACAGTTTTAAATTCCGATCTAGAAATCAATGTTGCTGGTTCTTCAAACAGCAGTAAAGCGCTTGTAATAAATAGTAGTGGAACCGCCTTGGAGTCCGATGCGGGTCTTATACAAGGAACCCACGCAGGAAGTGGGGCTTTAACAGGCGGTTATTGGTTAAAATTTAATGCCAATAGTGCTGATAAATTTTCAGTAAGAGGAGATGGCAAAGTAATTTCTGGAGAGGCTGCCCAATTTGGTGCTACCCTTGGTCAGTTCAACGGCGCAAATGTAGTAACCTCAAATACGGCAGGACAATTTTCTATCGGCAGTACCAACACTGCTGGGGCCGATTTGGGCGGGTCGCTGGGATTTACAGCAAATACTACCTCGCTGACAGGTTACCCAATGGGCAACATTTCTGGTCGCCTTATTGCTACGGGTGCAGGAGTTTATCGGAGCTACATGGCGTTCGCCACAACAGCCGCGAATGGAACTGTTGCCGAACGGATGCGACTAACCGACACTGGCCTAGATGTTTCTGATAATGTAGAAATGGCTTCAGGAAATGTTACGGGTAAGTTTGCTGTAGGTTCAGCGGCGGTACATCCCTCCATTGCTTTTTATAATCAAAACGACGCCTACTTTAACGGTGCTACTACAATAAATGGGGCTGCTCAATTTGATTCAACTCTTACTGTAGGTGTAAATGACACTGGGAAAGACGTAAAATTCTTTGGTGCAACTTCTGGAGCGTCTATGCTTTGGGATGAGTCAGCTGATAACTTGTCCCTAACAGGGCCAGACTACCAATGTAAAATAACTCAGATAAGTAGCGGAACTGTATGGTATAACAGAGTTGCTTCTAGTGGGAGTTATAGTTTACACCTTAACGGAACGGGAGATGTGCTTACTGCTACTTCTTCAGGCGTATCCATAGCAGGTTCTTTATCAAAAGGATCGGGTTCATTTAAAATTCCTCACCCACTAGAGTCTAAGAAAGATACTCACAACCTTGTTCATTCATTTTTGGAAAGTCCGCAAGCCGATTTGATCTACAGAGGGCGTGTAGACTTGGTTGATGGTGCTGCATCAGTAAACATAGACCTAGCTTCAGATATGACAGATGGAACATTTGTTGTTCTTTGTCGTGATGTGCAAAGCTTTACCACCAACGAGTCTGGGTGGACTGCTGTACGCTCTAGTGTTGACGGGAACATCCTTACTATTGAAGCTCAGGACAACACCTGCACCGATTCTATTAGCTGGATGGTTGTTGGTGAACGCCAAGACCAACACATGTATGACACCGAGTGGACTGATGAAAACGGTAAGGTTATTGTTGAGCCATTAATACCAGAGCCAACACCAGAGCCAGAAGAAGAGGAAGAATAACAACTACTAAACAAGCATAGATATGCCTTACGGAGTTTACAGCGGAGGAATGGGCGACGGAGTTCAAAGCCGATTTGATTACGATGACGAGGAGCAAGAAATCCTTGAGATCATGCACGATACTGCTAGAGAAGGAGGACTTGATAGTGATAAAATTAGAGAAATTCTTGCTGATTTTGGGTTGACAGAAGACGATTTTGCTATTCCTGAAGAATATATTCAAAAAGGTGATGATGCCTACGTTCCTCCCAAAACTGGAGATGCTTCTGCCTCTTCTGATTCTACAGATTATTCTATTTATGAAACTGGACATATTGCCGAAGAGGGATCTGGCCCCTATGGAGGATCTAATACGGATGTAGGAAACATTTCTGGAGGTGGATCAACTTCTGGAGGTGGTTCAGGATCAGCGCCAGGTAGACCTGGAGCTATACCTGGAACAGGTGGAAACGCTCCTTTAGACATACCCAACCAGCAGTACGGCAACGCTCCTAGACAACTATTATCTATTTTAGGAGGATCAATATTTAATAACACAGGTGGATTTGGAGATAACATGACAGAACAAGACTTACAAGATTTCTTAGACGAAATACAAGGACAACAAGGAATCCAAGGAGAAACAGGAGCGGCAGGTGCTACAGGTGCAGTTGGTGCTCAAGGACTCCAAGGTCTTCAGGGAGAACGGGGATTACAAGGTCTTCAGGGCTTACAGGGTCTTCAGGGAGAACAGGGACTCCAAGGTTTACAAGGTTTTACTGGAGAACAAGGGTTGCAAGGTATCCAAGGCCTACAGGGGCTTATGGGAGAGCAAGGCTTACAAGGACTACAAGGCTTACAAGGACTACAAGGACTACAAGGACTACAGGGATTGCGTGGCGAAATGGGTTTTGCTGGTGAGCAGGGTTTACGAGGTGAACAAGGCTTACAGGGAGATCAAGGAATTGCTGGTGCTACAGGTGCTACAGGTGCTACAGGTGCTACTGGAGAAAGAGGTGAGCGTGGAGAACGTGGTGAAGCTGGTGAAGCTGGTGCTACTGGGGAAAGAGGTGCAGCAGGAGAACGTGGTGAGCGCGGAGAACGTGGTGAGGGAGGTGCTACTGGTGCTACTGGATCGTTTGATGTTTCAAACCTAGAAGCTCTTTTACCCTATCTTACTGGTAGTGACTTCCAAGCTC